AGATCATCCAGCCGTGGCAGTTCGGGCACGATGCGTCGAAAACGACGTGCCTATGGTTGCAGGGTCTGCCAGCACTGCGGCCCACGCAGATTGTTGAGCCTCGATATGTATGCTGCGGAAAAACCCTGACTCTTAGCGTTGGGCACTATGGGTGTCCCGATTGTTGCGGCAGCAAAGGGAAGGCGCGGCCGCGTTGGGGCAACCAAACCGATAGCGGGCAGAATCGGTTATCACCTAGCCCCGACCGATGGAAGCGCCGCAGCGCCACCTATGCCGGCATCGCGGCGGCGATGGCCGCGCAATGGGGGCGCCTATGATCTGGGCCTGCATCGCCCTCCTACTGGCGCTTGCGCTGGCCCTGCTGCTCGACCTATAATGCGCGCGCCCGCTCGCGGCGGGCCTTCGCTGTTGTCTCCTCCCTGCCGGGCACCCTGCCGGCTTCCGTCCCCGGGTTGATGCTCACGCTCCCCGGGGATTTTTTTCAGTCCGGTGCGGCTCGTCGGAATTCGTGGACTGACGCTGACGGCGGAGTGTGAATCATCGACTCCAGCATGCGCCGAATTTCGGCCCGGTTATTGTCGTATTTCTCCAGCGTCTCCGGGCTGCAGAGAATGTGCTTTTTCGTCGCGTGCTCCCCGCGCGCTCTGATTTTCCCGAGATCCAGCCAGCCGGCATGCTGCGCCGCAACGTAGAGCGACTGGATCGACAGTTTGTGCTGCTGCTGATCCTGCTGCAGACTATCCACCAGTCCCTGCCACGGTCCCATGACGGCCCCGGGGCGGAACGGCCCGACCCGATCCCGCAGCATCTGCGCGAGCAGCGCCTCGCCTGGCGATAGCCCGCCCTCAAGCATGATCGATTTCGCGTCCGTCATCATCGGCCGGTCGCCTGGACTGAATGCGCTCACGTCACGCTGCCGGAGCCAGTACGCCACGTGATCCAGCCCGCCGGCCTCGTACCACGTCCAGAGCCTGGCGGCCTCACTCTGCGGCAGGATTCCGGCTTCTGACCATAAGACCATCCATCTGCGGTCATCTGCTGACAACGACAGGGAAACCCGTTCGTTCGAGAAACCCAGCACGCTGAGTCGATTGAGCGCAGGATACGGGTGCCGGCCTTTTTCGTTGATGCTGAACGTCTCTGGAGGCGCCGCCAGCAGGGGCTTGAGCTTGTTTTCCAGTGCTCGCCTGTCGGCTAGTGCCGGCTCGCGCAGTTCGTTCAGGACGCACACCTCGCTGAGAAGGTGATAATGAAAATTCGACTGGATTTCCTCCGTCGTCACCGTTTTCACATTCTGCCATCCGCGCCCGCCCACGCTGTACAGGAACGGCAGCCAAAGAGTATCCTTTCCGCTGCCCTGCCGGCCACCGTGCAGGATGCCGTGGTTGATTTTCTTGGATGGGTGCTGGACTTTCCAGGCCATCCAGTTTAGGCAGTGCTCGCGCTCCTGCTGGTCCGGGATCATGCGCTCGACGTGTTCCAGCCACAGATCCACCGATCCCGGCACCCCTGCCGGCCTGCCGTCGCGCCAGGTGTTGCCGAAGACTTCGCCTTCGTGCTCCACTAGCACCGAATGGCCAGGCGCGTAGATCAGTCCCGCCAAAGTTTTCCCGCCCATCGCGAGGCGGTTTTCGTCGAACGAAACGCTGGCGGTCACGCGCGAATGCGCCCCGCTGGCGTTCTGATGGATGCTGTAGATCCGATGGTGCCGAAACGCCGCATCGAATGATTTGCGCTCAATCAGCTTGCGCTTTTCGATGTCGAAAAAATCCGCGCTCGAAAGCAAGAATGCGAAACGCCTGTACCACTGCAGGGGCTCTAACGTTTCCATGTCGGGCGCTTCTGCTGCTGGCGGCGCTGGCGACTCGGGTGCTGGCGGCTCGGGTTTCGTCGGTTTCGGCGGCTCGGGTTCTGGCGCCTGTGCGTAGACACTGGTGCGCGGTGCAATCCACGCCCGCGCCTCCTGCCACGACGCAAACCCCGAATCCGCCGCATCCCACCCGTCTGGCATCCCTGCCGGGTCAATGACCTTGACCTCCGTGCAGTGCGGCGCCAGCATCGCCGCCAGGCGCTGCATGGTCTGAACGCCCGCCTCGTCGGCGTCTGGCCACAGGAGGATCTTGCGCCCGTGAACGGGCTTCCAGTCGGCGCGGTTCACTGCCTGCCCGCCACCGGGCCAGGTGCAGACGACGTAGGGTCCGCTGAACTGCGCCGCAGCGTCTGCGGCTTTCTCGCCCTCGACGATGAGCACCGGGTCGGCGGCGCGGGCCTCCAGTTCCTGCAGCCTGTACAGCGGCCTCGGGACGGGCCACTGGCCCATGCCCCACTGGGTGCCGTCCCAGGTCCACGGCACGATCTGCTTGCGCTGCCCGGGCAGGTCGTAGCGGGCGACATAGCCCAGCACCTCGCCGTTGCCGTCCCAGTACGTCCAGCGGGCCGTCGGTGTGCCATATAGCGGGTGTCCGCAATCGCAGTCCGCCACGGCCTCGGGGACGGGCGTGACCACGGTGCGCTGCGGTTTCGCCGGTTTCGCTGGTCGAGATGGCGCCGCCGCAGTGCTGGTGCCGTCGAGTTCGCGGTAGGCCTCGCCGGGCGTAAGTTCGTGGATCGCGGCGTACAGGCTGATGAGATCCCCGCCGCGGTCGCTGGTGGCGAAGTCGGCCCACCGGCCGCTCAGCAGGTTAACGCTCAGCGAGGTGCCCTCGCCGCCTCCGAGATCGCCGCAGACCCACTCGTGGCCCCTACGCCTGCCGCCGGGCAGCCACTGGGGGACGAGGGTTTCGCTGCTGACGAGCAGTCGTTGCGCGAGCGCGCGGAAGTCCATTGTCATCGCTATTTTCTCTTGGTTTAGTCTGCCCACGTTTCGCGCCAACGCCAGTTGCCGCCATTCAATCTTTGATGCGCGCTGCGCAGCTTGCGCAGGGCCCTAGCCTCAATCTGACGGACTCTTTCTTGGCAAACTCCTCGCAACTCTTCCGCAGTTTCCTTTAGGGTCATGTCCTCAACAAAACGGCACCGCAAAACAAACACTTCATCTTCATTAAAATTTGGAATTTCAAGAAGGCGCCTTACGTAATCCTTTCGCACATCTTCAATCGGGTCTGTCTCAAAAAAACAAGACATGCCGAAGGGCTCGGTGTTTGGTGGCTCCTCGTCTCTTGTAAGCCAAATTCTGTGAGCCTCTGGCGCAATGGTCTGCACCTGAATTTTTCCGTAGTACGGAGACGCCCTACCTCTCATCGCTTGTCCTCCGGGGCGTGGATGATGCCCCTGTTTTGATGCTGACGGAAAGCGTCAGGCGAGCAGCGCCACCGCGTCCTCAACAGACTGCGCAATCCCCGCAATCCCGCCCGCCGCCTTGCACACAGAGATCAGCATCTCCTGCTCTGCGGTGCCTCGCGTCACCCCGGGCCGCTTCACCTCAATCAAGAACAACCTGCCGTCAGTGAGTTGCCCCAGATAGTCGCTGGCGCCCTTGCTGATCCCCGGATGCCCGGGTACATACAAGCGGTAGAACACCGTGTATCGGTCGCCGTCGTTCACCGCGCCGCTGTTCAGGCGCATGAACCACGCCACCCGCGGATGCCGGCGCAGGAGGTCGAAGATTGAGCGCGAAACGTCGGCCTCCACGACGCGGGGCTCCGCTGACGGCTCGCGCCTCGGGCGCTTCTTCGGCTCTGGCGGTATCGGCAACTGACGCGCCGGCCTGCCGCTGAGCGCGGCGTATAGCGCCTCGGTCTGCTGGTTGCGGAGCATCTGCTCGCGCAGGGTGCGTCGGCCTCGCTCGGTCATCTTCAGTCTCCGCAGAAGCACGCGATGGCTTCTTCGTTGGAATCAAACATGTCGCGCTGCTCCCTAGCAAACTTCAGCATCTGCGCGTAACTTGCGCGATCACTGCGAAACGTCGCGCCAATGCGCTCTTCTTGTGCCGCCCACCAGACCGCGCGTTCTGGTTTTTCGGCAATCAGAGATCGAATCTGATTCGGCCCCTTCAAGAAGCACAGTGTGCAGTTTCCCAAAGCCGTTACGCCATCGCGTTCCTCAAGTTCAAGGTCAAAGGCCTGGCTGCGCCAAAATTCCCTGACCTCTGCCTTGGTTACGCCGGCACTGACCAGCGGCAGCATTAGGCCGCGCTCGCGCAATTTGGGCACACGCCTCTGCTCGTCGGCCCGCACGCCAACCATTGTGTCCTCAGAGGCTAAGCCCGTAGCCTTCGTGATGGCCTTGCCTTTCAATTCCTCTGAGCAGAAGCGCGCAACAGGATTCGGCAAGTAGTTCTTCTTTGTAATCAGCGCCTCAAACGGCTCACCGCTTCTGCTGGCTGAATCAAAATCCACTATCGCGTAACCCGGCGCATCAGGGCGATATTCCACCCACGCAATCGGCGCGCCCCAGTGCTCTCCGCAGTCGCGCACGAACCGCAGCGTGGCCTCGTCCTCCTTGCCGGTGTTGGCGAAGCACACGACCGCCTCTGCCGGCAAGCCGTCGTTGCTCTGCAGCACCCGCCAGAGCATGTACGCGCTGGTTCGCCCGCCGCTGAACGAGATGCAGGTCGGGCCGTCAATGCGGAATGGGTCGGTCATTCCGGCTGCTCCTGCATGACGTAGACGGGCACGTACCCCTCCTTATCAAATTCCCAATCGCAGCGGATTACGCCCGTGCTCTTTTGCATCCAGCCTACCGGCTCCAGTTGAGCCAAAGCTGCCCTCCAACCGGCTTCGTATGCCTGCGCCATTGAGCGCGGCGTTCGCATGGCTTCGTCGAGTTCGGTCTGAGCGTTCATGCTCCACACCTCCGCGCGTAATCCCAGACGCTCGCCACCTGCTCATGCGCCTGCAGCTTGTGCTGCGCCAGCGGCCTGATGGCCAACTTCGGCGGCGGCGCACCGGCAATCATCCACACCCATGTGTGTTCATCGATGCGGCGTTTCTGCAGTCTGCCCTGTACGCGTAACTTACGCAGATGCTGCGCCGCAGTATCCTGCTGGCAGCCCAGATGCGCCGCAACCTGTTCGCGCCGCACTGGCTGATGCGCTTGCACGTAGGCCAGGACGGCGAGTTTTTCGTCGCTGAGTCTGTGGGTTTTCATTTGTTGCCCCTTGCGCGGATGGCTCCCGCAATACAGCCGCCTGTTTGAAACGTTTTATCAAAAACCCC